CGGGCCGAGTCGCCCGCGACCGGCCCGCCATTATACCACATTTCCGTCCGGTTGTCAATAGGCAATTTATACAAAAATTTCATTTGATTTTTGGTGAAAATGTCTTTGTGAAAAATGCACAAAAAATCCCGCTCAATCGAGCGGGATTTCGTAGGTTTTGCGTATCGTCACTTTGACGGTTTTGGGCTTCTTTTTGCAATAAAATCTGTCATTTCTGACAAACTCGCCTATGCCCTCGTCCTGCCACCTTTGGCGGGTCTTATCCTCATATCTCAAGGTGTTATACTTGGAAAGAGGAAGCGAAAAGTCATAGACGAACTCACCGCCCGGCGGCATGGTGAAGTTGGGGCTTTTCTTATAGTTGCGGTTATGCTCTTTGCGGCGGCGCTCAAGGTCATTTGTAGTGCCTACCTTGAGAATGAAATTGCCGTCCCTGTCGATATAATGACCGACATATAAAAACTCTTTAGGTCGCTTTGCCGTATGCTTTCCCCTCTTTCTGGAAGGGCGGATAGGGGTTATCCGCCCCTATCCTTATTAGCTTTTCGGCTTGCGCTTTTGCACAAGCGTCAACTCGAAAGTTTCACCGCCTACCATAAAGGAAATCTGTCTTTCCTTGTTCGTGATGGCAAGGTTAGAAACATCAAAGTTACTGTTGTGTTCCATGAACTCCGCAAGTTCCGCAATAATGCCCCCCTTGGTTGCGTTAGGCTTGCGTTCTCGCTTGGTGAACTTGTACGCCGTGGGCGCTTTCCGCGTTCCTGCATGGGCATACTTTTGTGCGGCTTTCAGCTTATCCGGCGGCAGGTCATATTCCGTTTTTTCGCCTGCTTCTACCGCCTTATCATAGGCGAGAATATCTTGCGCTTCTTTCTCGTCTGGAAACACTCGCTTGATACGCTCAAGGCGTTCAGCGTCTGTTACTCGCTGGGCGATAATAACCACTTCCTTTCTTTTGGCGGGGGGGAGAGGGTTTTACCCCTCTCCCCTATGGGGCTTAGGCGAGACGGAACAGAGCCTTGCCCTTGACCTCGGTCTTAGTGACCTTATCAGCCGCCATGAGCTGACGCACCAGAGGGGAAATCTTCTGAGTGCTGAAGCCCTCGAACTCCGCCACGCCCTTGATAATCTCGGTGCAGGTCACACCAGCCGAAGTATCAGACAGAGTGGCGAGGAACTCCAGAATGAGCGCCTTATAGCCCTCGTTCTCCTGCTGGGTCTTGGTCTGCTTCTTGTTCTCACCGCTGTTTTTCTTGGCAAGCAGAGCCACCTCATGCTCGATGAAGTCCACGGCGTCCTCGGTGGTCGTGCCGTAGGTCACGGGCTGACCGTTCAGCATAGCCTTAATGTCCTCGAAACGCATAGCCTTGGTGATACGAGTCTTGTTAGTCTTTTCCATATTCAAATCCTTTCTGGTTTTTAGGACTGTCCTTGTCCTTTTGTGATTTTATTATATCATACTTTCGGCGGTTTGTCAAGAGGTTTTTTGAACTTCTTTTCAAACTTTCGGAAGTTTGATACCGAAGTAAGATGTTGACTTTTCAAGGTGCATTGGGTTTCCTTGTGCTTTCATTATAGCACTTTTCGCTTGGCTTGTCAAGAGGTTTTTTGAAGTTTTTCGGAAGTTTCTTGACTGTCGCTTTTCGCCGTTTCAAGAACCGCTTTCCCTTAACTTCTGTACCTATTATATCATGCCTTGCGGAGTTTGTCAAGAGGTTTTTTCGATTTGTTTCAAAATCTTTTTGGAAGCCTTTCGGCGTCCCTCTCTTAACTTCTGTAAACAGTATACCACCGCAAGCGCCGGAAGTCAAGAACTTTCTTTCAAAAAGTTGCACAATTTCGGGAGATCCGAGGCATGATTTTTTGTGTAGTTTGCCGATTGACTTTTTGCTGGCGGTGGTGTATAATGAAAATTCGGCCCGCTGCGTGCGCCAGCGGGCCGCCGAAGAGGGCATTGTGCATTTTGACGAAAAAAGAGGGGCAACGCCCCTCTTAGCTCCAGCACATATCCAAAAACTCGAACAGATTTTCGTCCTTGTCCGGAAATGTAACCAGATGTCCGCCGTCATCCGTCAAATGTTCGGCGTCAATATCCCATCCCATGCGCTTGATAATTTCAATAGCGGCCGCCTGGCTGTCGGCGTTCAGAAATTCAAACCATACTGTTTTTGTCATTCTTTTTCCCTTTCTGCCTTTCCGCTCAATCAAGAGCGGAAAGGACTTCAAGCAGATTTACCTTTGTGGGGTCGATTGACTCGCCCAAATGCCACCCGTCCCGCACCTTTTTGTTATCGTCAATCAGAACGGCGGGAGCATCTGCAATGCGGCGGATACAGTCAGCCTTAGTTCTACCATAGGCAATAAAGTGGCATTTATCAGCAGGGAAGTTATACTTCTCAAGCCACTCTCTTTTCGCCTTGCGGACGGCGATTTTATATTCCTCGGTGCTGTCCTTGCTCAACCAACTGATAATGCGGATTTCATATCCCTTATCAACCAGCTTCAAGAGGACTTCTCGCAGAGCTTTCATATCCCACATGGGAGCGGCTTCTGCATAGGGGCTGGCGTCCTCTGCCCGCAGTTTATCTAACCAGTTAGGAACGGCGTACAAGTCAGCAATCGTACCGTCCATATCGAAGCAAATCATTTTCATTTTATCGCTTCCTTTCTTTTGATACATTCATTATAGCAGGTTTCTTTTCGTTTGTCAACCCCTTTTTTCAAGGTTGGGGAGATTAAATCTCCCCGAACCTAATTACCGGCATTTCTCGCAAACTTGCGGAAAACTCTCGCTGAAACTCTGTCATAGGCGGATATTCTCTCTTGTTCTCAAAGAGGGCTTTCCGCATGGGCTTATGCTGTCGAAAGCAATAGAACATAATCTCCGCTTCAATCAGCACATCTTCCAGCCCGGTGTGGCTTTCTTCAAACTCGTTGTTGCCGGAGATAAAGCGCCACAGGATTTCGGCGGTCTTACGGCAAGCACCATTTTTCAGCACATAGCCGTTCTCTTGGCAAAACGCCTTATAGGTGGGCATTTTGCAGATAACATCTTGTGCCATTTTCATGGTGTCCCAGATTTCCACGCTGTCGAATGGAAACCAGTACCGGAAACGGCTTGCGGTGGTGTAACGCTGTGTTATATTCAAAGCGTTATAATCAAAGCGGGCGTTATGGGCGGCTACCTCTTTAATGCCCCACTTCTCGATAGTGTCCAGCATAGCCTTGCGGATTTCATAGGTAGTTGCCATTTTCCGGCTACCTGCCCGCAGTTCCTCGACATAGCGGGGGATTTTCCAGTTATAGTAAGCCGTCCGCATAAGGTCGCGTTCCTCGCAGAAAATGTCACGGTTGACATAACTTGCGGTTTCGTAGATATTGCCCTTGGTGTCCACAACAGCCCAACCGCAGTCATATACAAGGACATTGGACATATCCAGACTATCGCCATCTTGGATAGTATTGGCAGTTTCGGTATCAAGTACCAAAACATAGTGTTTGCGCTTGTCAATTCTTTCCATCTTGTCAAATCCTTTCTATTGATTGAGGTTTACCATCGTTCCCTCAACTTCTGTACTTAGTATAGCACACTTTGCGCTTGCTGTCAAGAGTTTTTTTCGATTTTTCAAAATCTTTTTTTCAAGGTTCAAGGGGCGTTTCTCTTAACTTCTGTAAACAGTATAGCACTTTTCGGGAAAGCTGTCAATCGTCAAATTGCACAAAGATTGATCGAGAAATTTGTGCAACTTGTGTATTGACAAAAACTCGGTCCGCGCCGAGCGTGCGCGGACCACCCAAGAAGGATTTGTGAAAATTGCACAAAAAAACTCGGTGGATTTCTCCACCGAGTTTCTGTCGTTTAGCCGAACAGGGCGCTGAGCAGGGCGTCAATGTTGATTTCCGGCTCGTCCTTTTCCTTGCCGCCCTCTGCGATTTCAATGGCGTAGGGCTTGAGATTGTGAAGCATATACATCGCCATCTCGTCTTTCCCTCCGCGGACCATCTGGACAAGCGTTGCCAGCATAGCGGCGTCCGCGGTATTGGCATCGAGGAGCTTCTACGTCATCTCATGGGTTTTCAGCAGGTCATCGCATTCCATCTTGTTCTTTTCGGTCATCATAATTAAGTACCTCTTTCCTTGTTTTTTTTGTTCCCTTGGAACAATTTTATTGTATCATAGTTTTAGGGGTTTGTCAAGAGGTTTTATACATTTTTGTGAGAAGTCTTATCTCGACAAGCAAGCGTACAACGCTTCTCTCCTCTTGACAATTATATTGTATCACAAGACTTCCATCTTGTCAATACCTTTTTAGAAATTCTGATTTACCATTCTAAAATGGCATCATTATTTCCAGTAAGAACTGCGCTGATAGTTTCAGGGACATCATCACACCCAAAAGGCAATCCAGTAGCTTCTTCAACTTCTTTGATTGCCTTTTCAACCAACTCGTTTGGGCAATCTTTCCACTCTGTTGCACGATGGGTTTTCCACCACTTATTGAGTACAGCGAGAGATGCGGAATTTTCAATTTCCATTTCTTGCTCTTTTGTAATAACAACTTTAACTTTCATTCTATTCAGTCCTCTCTTTTAGTGTACCTAAAGTATACCACAAACCTTGTTATTTGTCAATACCTTTTTCAAAGATTTTTGCTTTCCGCAACAAAATATTTTGCTTCGTACTGGTTGGCAATAGCCTTAACCTTTGCGCTTTCGGTTTGTGTAGCGCAGTAGAAATTGAAAAGTGTGTGTTTGTCGCTTAACTCAATGTAAGAATGGGGAACGCCCAATTCATCAATGGCGTCTTTGTACTTGGTGGGAACTGTTAATTCCACTTTCCACAGCTTATCTTTCCTTGCTTTAGCCTCCCCATACTTCACGACGAAAACGCCGACAAGGTTACAGCCCGCAGTTACTACCACTTTCTGCCACAGCGGAAAATCTGCAACAGTGTAAATCAATACAATATTGTAATAGCCATAGTACAGAGCTGAAACAATGCTTGCAATCCATGGACCGGATTTAATAGTTACAATGCTCTTGATTGTGGAGAAGATAACATTTACAATCGAAAGCAAAATGAAGATAATCAACAAGTTCATTTCTTTCTCCCTCACTTTCTATAATTATTATAATATAAAATTGCCAAAATGTCAATAGGCAATTTTAATTAGTTTCTTTGCTCCATTCTTCCCACTTCTTATTAACTTGCTTAGTCTGTTCTTCTACTTTCAGCCCCTCTGCGATAACTGATTTAACAGCTTCATCAATAGAAGAATACTGGTCGAGAATAACATAGTCTGTATAGAACTGCTTAGTACGACCAAAGAACTTGCGATTAGGGCGGATAACTTCATTTACATAGATAGTTAGCAAACAACCACAACATTCATTATAGACTTCGACCTCAAAAGTGCGGTTCTCATAGTAGTAAGTTTTCTTTTTCATGGTGTCTACCTCTTTTCTTTTGTTGTACTCATTGTACCACCGTTTCGGGAGAAAGTCAAGCTGGCAATTTGCACAAAAATGCAACGAAAAATTTGTGTAATAATACTCTTGTGCAAACTCGGCGCGTGGTGGCCCACAACGCGCCGCTGGAGTTAAAGGAAACTTCGTCAAATTGCACAAAAAAGCGGCTCAAATCGAGCCACTTTTCTTACGGAAATTCAATTGACTGTTGACAGAAACAAGGTGGATTATCGGAATTAACTTCTATAGTGGCGGCCCCTTCCATTCCGTCTGCGTCCTCATAATCGAAAGTTACTTCAATCGGACCGACATTCTCAAAGTAATCTTCAAATGCTTTGCGAATTGCTCCCATGTATTTAGTCTGTTGATTTTCTTTTATCTGTTGGATTTGCTGTTGAGCAAGAACGATAATGCTTTGTAAGTCATCAACGCTTCGGCGCTCAAGAAATTCTTTAGCCGCTTGAACATCCATTTTCTTATTCCCTTTCTTTTGTTTTAATCCAAAGAATTGATTTCGCCGGGGATGCTGAAAGAATTATCGTCCAGCATAAAACTGTGGCCCTCGGTAAAAAGTTCAATCATGCCAAAGTCCATGATATAGTTATTTACGGCTCGCCGGACGTTATTCCAGAGATCAGTCTTTCGGCTTTCTGAGCGCCGTTCCCTTGCTTCTTTTATCCGGGAAATGAGTTCGTCCAATTCTTCATCGGTCATGTAGCTAAAATCGGTGTTCAAATCCATCTTTATAACTTCCTTTCAGTTTTTGCTAACGGAGGAAAAAATGGAGCGCAAAAGTGCAATAATGAGCCAAATAGCCAGAGCCAACTTCCACGAAAACACGATAGTGAAAGTGCCAATGGCTACAATCCCAATAGCGGGAAGAAGCCAGCAAAGAAGCCAAACAAGGCCCGCTGTGATAAGGAATGAAACCACGAGAGCCAGAAGAACCAAAAGAATAAACATTTATTTTCCCCTTTCATTTGATGGTTTTATTATAGCATAAAGGGCTTGTTTTGTCAAGCCCTTTATGCTATTTTTTTTTAGTCCTCAAGCAGTTCCTGCGGAACAGGTCTGCCAGTGGCTCGACAAAAGGCGATAACCATACCGACAGCGGGGATAAAAGTATCTTTTGCGGTAGCTGTTGCCGTTCCAGTTTGACGGGAATTGTTGCTGACAACCTCGCAAGTAGTGGTTTTGTTCTCAATGCTGAACTTAGCAGAGGTGGCACGCATGGGGAGCGCGTTATCTTCAAGCCACTTCTGGGCGGTAGCCGCCTTGGTTTCAGTGGGCTGTTCGTACTTGCGGAAAAGAACGCCGCCGTCTGTGGTATAGATTTCCAGCGTGTCACCCTCTCGAATGGCAAGAGTACGACGGATTTCCTTGGGGATGACCACACGACCGAGGCCATCAACGCGGCGAACGATACCAGTAGCTTTCATAATATCAAATCCTTTCTGACTGTTTAGGTAGTCACCCTTGATTACATTGTTAGTATAGCATACTTGATGGAGTTTGTCAACCTCTTAAATGAAGTTTTTTGCGATATAAGCGAAAAGAATAATCTCAACGCCAAACATAAGCCCCAGCCCCATGCAGTCCCGTTCAATAGCAGAAACAAATTGGAAAGACAACAGGGCAGTTAGAATAATAATTGCAACCATCAGGTATTCGCTCCTCTCTTTTGATGATACAAGTATACCACAGCCTACATAGGAAGTCAAGGGATTTTGGGAAAATTTCTTTCGTCAAATTCACCAAAAATGCGTATGGAAAATTGTGCAAATTGCCTATTGACACGAAAACTGGCCGCGGCGTACGCCAACGGCCAGCTGAGAAAAAGAGACCTCCCAAATGGGAGGTCAATCAATGTACTCTTGAAATAGAAGCGATTCGATTTCATTCGCTAACTTGGGATGTCGATTGAGAGCGTCTTGATAATTATAGCCCTAGATAAAAGTGCGCTCGCCATTCTTTAACAAAACTTCAAACTCATACATAACATCAAACCTTCTTTCTTTTGATGGTTTAAGTATACCATAGAAAGCATGGTTTGTCAATCGTCATTTTGAACAATTTTTAGTCCAGCATTTTGGACAAGTTTCATAGCTTCTTCCAGTTCAGTGTTCAAGCCACAATCAATACAAATGTAATTGCGGCCATCAATTTGTTTAACCTCGAATGAATACTCTCTGCCAGTAATAAGACCGAGCTAGTCACGAAGTCGAACAGGAATCATAATTCTTCCCATTGCATCTAATTTTCTAGAGTAAGTAGATTCAGCCATTTTGGTTTTTTATTTCTATAGACCTAGCCTGTGCGAAAATTCGACTCCAGACGGGAGCCGCGGCATTTTGCCGAAAGGAATTAGATTACCACTCACATGGCATCTTCTAACAGAACTGGGCCATTGGGCAGTTCTTGTAAGAATCTTGGTTCATGCAGAACTCCAGAATGACAGCCAGTGCTTTCAGCACTTCTAGCGTCATTAGAAAATTCTCCTTTCTCATTTCTTCTGTAATTATTATATCAAAAATTTTACCAAAAGTAAAGAAAGCCGGTTCATCACCGGCTTTCTCTTAGTAGGTATCGTATCCGTACATTTCAGCCTCTGCGTCGTTCATAGAACACTTGTAAAAGGGACGCTGAAAGAAGAGATGCGCGGTCTGGTTAGCTTTCCACAGGTTGACTTCTTGAACGAAGAAATGCTCGCCGGTTTCTTCATCATAGAACAGGTAGTTCTTCATCTGGTAGGCGCTCCTTTCTCAATCCACTTCTTGCCGAAGTCGTGGCAGAACCGCCACTGTCCGGCGACTCCAAACATTTCCTTATTGACTTTCTTGGTCAGGGCAACCGAACGCTTGAGATGATTTCCGCGGTCACAGCAGAGGATTTCGCCGGTGGTAATGTCGTATGCGCAATGTCTTCTCGGTAACATAATCTCAAATCCTTTCTCTGGGGTCTCCAACTCAAATGAGTTGGAGACCGATAGCCATATCAATCATTCTTGCCCGGTACTCAATCGGACATTCATCTTTCTGCGGGTAGTCAAGATTCCAGCCATTACAGAATGGAAGAAATCTCGCCCAGTCGTTATGTGAAACGGAAAGCTGAATAACTGCGAGAGTCGTTTTTGCCCAAGTCCCGCAGACAGTTTCCTTGCCAGTGAGGGTGTCAGTAAATCCAATGCGATTAGCCATGTTGGAGCACTTCCTTTCTTTTGATGATACCATTGTACCACAGGCACAAGGGATTGTCAATTGTCAAATTGCACAAAGATTTCGGGATTGATTGTGCAACTTGCCTATACCAAAATTTCACTTCCAAATTTGTGCAACTTGCACAAACGCAAAACTCGGCGCGCCGCGGTCGCCAGCGCGCCGCCGGCTTAAGGCGAAAATGTCTTTATGAAAAATGCACAAAAATATAGGGTGGATTTCTCCACCCTATATTTACCAGACCTCTTTCCAGAGTTTGGCGACCTCGTCATCATAGATTGAGTCAGTTCCCATGTTATCGAAGAATACGCACAGGTAGTCATCTGTTGAGAAGTTCTCGCCATATCCGACTTCGACTGTCCATTCCTCGCCATCCTCAAGCGTAACAAGAGTAAGCGTGTTACCGTCAATGTTGGTTATGACTGCGGTTGCCAGCCTTGTCTGATCGGTAAGCGGGCTTCCGCAAGTCCCCTCTATTGCGGTAGGCTCTTCTGTCTTTTCCTCTTGTTGCGTCATAAGGACAAAGACATTATATGGGCTGTTGTGCGGATTGGGTTCACAGTTATCCCATGCTATGTCGAGCCATGAGAGGACAAACCATAACAGGACTGCCAGACATACGCTATACAGCGTCACCTTTGCTACTTTACGCATTATCCCGCACCTCTTTCCACAGTTTCTCAAGTTCCGGCGTCATGCACTTGTCGCACATACAGCCGTTATCACAGGGTCGATTGCCGACTTCATCCTCGTGGCAACCGCAGAAGCGGCTCAGAAATTCGTTATAAGTCATAATAATACTCCCTTCTTTTGTTCGTGGGTTGGGCGCTCCACGCTCTCGCAGAGCGCGCCCGTTATGTCTTATTCTGCCATGTGCATGATTTCGCCAGTGTCGTTATCAATGACTGCTACGCCATAGAAGCCGTTCTCTTTACGCCAGTAGTTAGCCACCATATCTGCCTGTTCGTTGATGTACTTAAGCCCGTCCGCCTGTTCAAGCTGGCAAGCGTCCTTGTCATCGAACACTATGGCAAGTAAGTAGCGATAGGCCTGGGTCAGCTCTGGCCACTCCGACGGGTCTGCGGGTCTGGTATGCAGAGGACTATTGATGCTCTGCTTATTCAGCCACGCCCAGTTAGGCATGAGAGCGGCACTCATAGCGTTAAAAGCATCACGGTCAAGGATGACACCATCCTCTACTGCCTTGGCACGCACATTCATTTTCAGGCGCAGCATATCTGCGAACTTGGCGTTATCGAACTGCGGGTTAGTGAAATACTTGACGAACTCCATAATATATACCTCTTTCTTTTGTTCTAAGGTTAGGACTGCCTGCCTATACAGGCAGTCCTATGGTGGTTGAGTAGCTGGTGCTACTCACTTCACGGTCAGTCTTGCGGTGGTGCTGGCTACCACATACTTGTCATAGGTAGCCTTGTCCTCTGCCTTTAGCGCAGAGCTATTAAAGCGGTTGCTGGTGACTTCCTGATAGGTGGCGATACAGCCGCCAGCCTCTATCTTGTGTTCGCCAGTCGCTACCATCTCCGCCTTTACGGTGTCTTTGAGTTCGTCCAACTCACGCTTGAGGGCGTCCATGTCGTTCTGCACTTTGCGGATACGCTGGAGAGTACGAGCCATTTCTACTTTTGTCATTTTGATACACTCACTTTCTTTTGATTGACTGTTTTTGTGTTCCCTCTTGGATTGTCTTTAGTTTACCACACCTTGTCTTGCTTGTCAAGACTTTTTTTTTATTTTTTTTCGAGGTGCTTGGCAAGCTGTTTTCCCTTGCCTGTGATTGCATGATAGCATAGCCTTGCTTGCTTGTCAACAACTTTTTTGCAAGTTTTTGCGTTTCGTCAATTTGCACAAGTGAGTGCCGATCCTGTTGTGCAGATTGACCAATTCCTCTTTACGCGCGCGCGATACATAATAATAGCGACAGACGCTTTAGCTAACTAAAGTAGGGGTAGCTGTTTAACTGTAGTGCTTTAGCGTGATGAAGTGCGACAGTACGGGGGCGTGTATTTCGGGAAAAAGCGTGAAAATTTTCACACATTCGTTCTCCCACGCCATTAAAATCTCGAAAACCATTTTCGTTTTCGAATTACGATTTTTAAATTGCGACGGCGTATCTCAATATCACCATCTAAAACAATAGTACGATTATATTCGTCAAATCTGTAACTAGTATTTTGATAAATAATTCTAGGCCATTTCTCCATACATCAAAAGAGAAAGAACTAAGATGTTAATACAAATGAAAATCTTTCCCAATTTCATCAATCTTCTCTGCCTCCATAGGTCTAAATCCTACACACGTCAAAGTTCCTTGCGGGGACTCTGGAATCAACTCAGTTCTGCAAGCATCAACAATAGGAAAGTAATCAACACCTTCAATCATGCCCAATTCCTTAGCCTTCTCAATGGCTTTCTCTAATTTTCCTCTATTGCGGGCGCCACATACTACCTTGGTTACTCCGTCGTTAATCCAGTTGTCGTAAATATCTTCGTCCAGTCTATAATTTACTTGATAAAAACCTTGCGCTTTCTCTGGCCAAGAATCTCTAATCATCTCAATGAGGAAAGCAGAAGATGCATGAGATACTTGCGCAGCTAACTTGCCAGGTGACATATTCAAATCACGTCTTGCGATAATCAATTGCTTGAAATGCTTTTCCATTTTTATTGCGGCCTCCTTAAAATGAAATGATGTTGGGCAGAACTGGATATTCGTTCTGCCCTATTTTTCAAATATAGTGTGTAGACTTTTATTGTCAGCATTTTCCAAACTTCTTGCAATATAGATTGCATTGTCCGTCTGCTCCCATGCAAGGAATAAAATCTTTTACATAGTTTGGCTTATACTTTTGAGCAATTTCAAATCCATAAATTTCAAAGAGTCTTTTAGCTACATATTGAGATTGTTTATCTCGATAAATAGCCATTTTTTCTTTATATTCTTGACGAGAAATTTTATTATGTAACCAATCACCAAGAGGATAGGTCATAATTCTCGCCCGTTCAAATTCTGTTTCTAGGTCTAAAATAGCTGCTCCTATATTACCAATTACAATACCTTGAGATCTAGACAATTTTTCATCA